CTAGCCGAGTTGAGCATTTGAGTCTAGAATGATTTTAATATGATTATCTAGACTTAATGGCTGCAATTCAAAAAAGAGCAATCGACATTCTCACAGAATCTTTTGACGCTAATCAAAGGACTAAATTCGAATTGGATGTTGATGGGGAAGTTAAATTCAGTTTTTATTTTAAACCAATAACAAGAGCAGATCGTCTTGAAGTTAATGGACAAGGCGGAGCGGATGATGCCATAAAAATGACAACTTTAATGCTTATTAAAAAAGCCGAAAACGAAGACGGAACTAAATGTTTTCAGATAGGGGATGTTGCTTCGTTAAGACGTTTGCCTGAAAAGATTTTAAACCAAATGGAGCTTGCCTTGTTTGGTGTTGATAAAGACGGAAATCCTATTCAACAGCTTGAGCTTGAAGCAGCAAAAAAAGATTAAAGGAGGACAACTGGTTAAACTTTGAGTTTTTTTTGGCCTCCGAATTGGGAATGACTGTTAGCCGTTTAAGGACTGAGTTAACAGATAATGAATTGATATATTTTGCTAGTTATTACGAATTAAAAGGAGAAAGGGAAGAAGCTGAAATGAACAAAGCTAGGTATAAGAAATAACAAGACTTATCTGTTTCGCCAATCCCTTCTCTTAGGAATTGCTGCTACATCCTTTTCAAGTCGATTTAATCTATTAAATATCTCTCGAATATCTCTTTCTCTTCTTGCCGTCATATTGTTTATTGCAACAAGTAAAATAGATACAGATGCTCCAATAGTTGCGGCAATTATTTCATTCATATAACCTTGAAGTGTATTAATTCTTAACTATGCCAGAAAAATCAACAGAAGCCAAGCCTTCAAAAAAAGAAAAGGGACTTTTAGGGAAGCTTGAGGATATTACTCCGGATAAAGAAGAACAGGTTGCACTTATAGGAGTAGCTGTTCGTCTAGGAATTGTTGTTTGGAGTGGATTTATTCTAACTCTTGCCTATGTAGATCTTCCCGGATTTCAGAAACAAAACTTTGACCCAACTTTTATCGCCAGCGTATTTACAGGAGCTCTTTCCACTTTCGGCCTTGCTACTGCTAAAGATAAAAGCAAAAGCAATGGAGTAAGCAAGGAAGACATGGAAGCTATGATTGCTAAATCTAATACAGCACAATCTGAGCAAGTAATTAGAGTACAGACACCTTTAACTATTAACGGAGCCGAGATCGTAAAAAATGATCCTGTTACTAG